CAGGGGTAAGCGGGTACAACAAACCAAAACGGACGCCAAATCATCCGACTAAAAAGTTTGTTGTTGTTGCCAAGGAAGGTGACAAGACTAAAACTATTCGTTTTGGTGACGCCAAGATGACTATCAAAAAAGACCAACCAGCACGGCGTAAGTCTTTTAGAGCACGTCATAAGTGTGACACAAACCCACCTAGTAAACTAACAGCACGATACTGGTCGTGTAAAAAATGGTAAGGAGATAACTATGCCAATGGGACCGGGAACATATGGAAGTAAAGTAGGACGCCCACCTAAAAAGAAAAAGAAAGCCATGCCTGTAAAGCGAAGTAGAGGTACAGGAAGCCGAAGGGGTAGATAATGCCACGTAAAACTCGAACGGGCGGCGCAAGTCGACCTAAGAAAAAATCAGGGCCTACACCTAAAAACAAGGCGTTGTACGCTAGGGTCAAAACAGAGGCTAAACGTAAGTTTGATGTTTGGCCTAGTGCGTATGGTTCAGCATGGTTGACCCGTGAGTACAAAAAACGCGGTGGTACTTATGCCTAGAAAACGTCAGACAGGCGGAGCCAGTCGTCCTAAAAAGGGGTTGACTAAGTGGTTTGCAGAAGAATGGGTTGACGTTAAAACAGGTAAACCTTGTGGACGTACTGGGAAGGAAAAAAAGAAACGCCCATATCCCTCCTGTAGACCTAAAGCAGTAGCAGCTAAGATGACCAAAAGTGAGAAGGCTTCTTCTGCACGTCGTAAGACAGGGCCTGCTAAAATTAAACATGCAGTTACAGCTTCGGGTAGACGTAGAAAAAAAGCTTGACAAGTACTCAAAAGTATGCTATACTAATACTATAGTTTAACCGATGAGATAACATGACTCCAGAGCTTGAAACTTACTTTAACAACTACTTTGATTTATTCAAGAGTCAAGGTTTCAAACAACTCTTAGAAGAAATATCTGCTACTACTACTACTTTATCTGACATTCAGTCAATTAAAGATAATGAAGAACTCTTCTTTAGAAAAGGCCAAATTGCTGCTTTCGCTACTGTACTGAACTTAGAGTCAACTATAGAAGCGGCTAGAGAGCAAGCAGAAGCAGAAGACAAAGAAGAGATTTATGTATAAAGTATTTGACTTCCGTTGTACTAACGGACACGTACATGAAGAATTTGTAGAGCCCACTGTCACAGAAAGTAGGTGCAAAACCTGTGGCGCTGTCTCTACAAGAATGGTATCTGCCCCGTCTTTCCACCTAAATGGCTCCGATGGTTCATTCCCCGGTGCACATATGAAATGGGTAAGGGAACACGAAAAAGCAGGTAAAAAATAACACCTCCATAATGATTATAATCACGGAGTTTAATAATGTCAAGAGCAATGATTGTAGATTCACAACCTGAAGAGGACAATGTGGACGAAATCGAAACCAACGAAGTTAACGAGATTCAACAAGAAGAAGTTGAGCAACCTCCAGAACAACCTAGCTTACCAGACAAGTACCAAGGTAAGTCTTTAGAAGAAGTAGTACAGATGCACCAAGAGGCTGAGAAGCTCCTAGGTCGTCAATCTTCTGAAGTAGGCGAACTTCGTAAAGTCGTGGATGATTACATTAGTAGTCAAACACAATCAGCACCTCAACCACAACATGTTGAGCCTGAAGACGATATAGACTATTTTACAGATCCTCAAGCTGCTGTCAACAGAGCAATTGAGAATCATCCTAAGATTAGGGAAGCAGAACAGTACACAGCAGACTACAAAAAACAATCTGCTTTGGCTGCTCTAAACAACAAACACCCAGACATGCAAGAGATCCTAGCTGATCCCAAGTTTGCTGAGTGGATAAAAGCTTCCAAAATTAGGACTCAATTGTTTGTAGCTGCTGACCAAGGGTACGATGCTGACTCTGCTGACGAACTCTTCTCACTCTGGAAAGAACGGAAGGAAGTAGTACAACAGACCGCCAACATTGAAAAACAAGGGCGTAAGCAACAACTCAAGGCAGCAAGTACAGGCAACGCTAAAGGCAGTGCCGAAGGTAGTCGTAAGAAGGTATATCGTAGGGCCGACATTATTAAACTAATGAAAACAGACCCTGAGCGTTATCAAGCATTATCAGATGAAATCTTCCAAGCTTACGCAGAGGGGCGTGTCAAATAATCTAAAGGAGATTAGACATGGCTAATGAAACTAAAGCTGTATATCCTACGGCCAACGCGTTCGTAGACAAAACCGCTGCAGGTACTTTTATTCCAGAAATCTGGAGTGACGAGGTAATTGCGGCATACCAAAAAAACCTTAAGCTTGCTCCTCTTGTAAAAAAGATTGCAATGTCTGGCAAGAAAGGCGATGTAATTCACATCCCTAAGCCTATCCGTGGTTCAGCAACTGCTAAGGCAGAAGCTACTGCAGTATCAATTCAAGCAAACCTTGAACAAGAATTGCAGATCAATGTTAACCGTCACTTTGAGTACTCACGTCTTATCGAAGACATCGTAGAAGTACAAGCGCTTAACAGCCTCCGTCAGTTCTACACTGAAGACGCTGGTTATCAGCTTGCACTTAAGGTTGACACTGACTTGCACTCAGCAGGTACTGGTTTTGGTGATGGCGGTTCTATTGTATTTTCTGACTCAGTAGCGCCTACTGACTATCAGCACTCAGGTTGTTTCTACAACGACACAAGTAACGGTGCTACTCAGTACGTTGACGATCAGGCAGACGTTGGTGGTTTCACTGATGCGTTCTTCCGTGACATGATCCAGAAGCTTGACGACAATGACGTTCCAATGGACGGACGTTGTTTGATTGTTCCTCCTTCTGCACGTAACGCAATCATGGGCGAAACTCGTTTCTCGTCTACTGACTTTGTTACTGGTCAGCCTGTTAACACCGGCCTCATCGGTAACTTGTACGGTGTAGACGTTTACGTTTCTAGCAACTGTGCTACTATCGAAACTGCGGCTCAGAACACTGCGGCTGCTTACGATACTCGTGCTGCAATCTTGATGCACAAGGACGCTATCGTAATGGCAGAGCAAATGGCTGTACGTTCACAGACTCAGTACAAGCAAGAGTACCTCTCGACGCTATACACTGCTGACACTCTTTATGGTGTTCAGGTGTACCGTCCAGAAGCTGGCTTTGTATTGGCCTTGTCTGACGGCTAATAGCACTACACAGGGGGTCAGCAATGGCCCCTTCACTTTCTGACTCAGGAGAACATCCATGTCACGTTTAGCAAGAGATTCAGGCGCACAGCCTATTCAATGCCTCCGTCCCGGAGCTACTCAGACAGTATCCGTATCAGGCTCTGCTGCTTCTTCAACTTCTATTACTCAACGAGTAACACGTATTGTTGCCACTGTAGACGTACATATCAGCGTTTCAGGCACAGCTACTACTAGCGACTACTACATCCCTTCTAACACTGTAGAGTTTATCCACACTTTTTCAGGAGACACCATTAGCTTTATCACCGACGGTACATCGGGAACAGCTTACGTATCGGAGATGATCTAATGTTATTCGGGTCTAGGCTTAATAAACTAGCCACGTCTATTAGAAGGGCTTTATCAGAGTACGCAGTCCTTGGTATTAACCCTCCCTTTGTTGCAGACTTCATAGAAAAGAAGTACTTAACAGGAGGGGCTTCTTCTACCTTCTCTAACGCCATAACCCACGCCCGTGCTGGCAATGCCACTATGACGGACGGCTATGGGCCTGAGCTTGTTACCAATGGTGGTTTCGACAGTGATCTAAGTGGGTGGACCGATACTAACAGTCATTGGAGTGTAGTAGACGGCAGGGCTTATCACGCATCTAGTAGCGCATATAACCCTCTTTCTTTAACGCTTTCTTTATCAGGAACTTACATACTGACATTTGACGCTGAAGTTATTTCGGCTTCAAATACTGCCCATTTGTTAGTTGATGGCACATCTACACAGCTTTTAGCTAATGGGTCTGATAGTTATTCAGTGTTTATAACAGATGCAACGACAATTGTTTTTAGCAGAGAGCCGGGTAGCACCGCAGAGTTTTACATAGACAACGTAAGCGTCCGCGAGATGCCTGTCATCAAATGGGCGCCGCATAATCTGGTTACTAACAGTGACGACTTTTCTAGTAATGCTTTATTAGGAACAGGAACGGCTTATACTGCTAATCAAGCAACAACTCCCAGCGGTTTTTCAGCAGGACGCTTTAGCAATTCAAGTACATCAGGAAGTATTCGCAATGTTGGACCTAGCTCTGTATCGGGACAGCGTCGATCACTAGCCATTACTTTTAAGATTGTTTCTGGTGACGGCAACTTAAACATAGGCGGTCCGTCTAGAGAAACATTTAAAATAAATATAGCAACTCTTGCTGTTACTGAGTTTTCTCCTGCTGGATGGACAAACGAAGGTACGACGCTTACAAACTTAGGCGACGGTTGGTATCGCGTAGAGTCTTCTGAAATACCCGCAAGTGTTATAGAGACGCGTATAGGGGTTAGTAACTCTACAGGCTTTGAGATACTGATTGCTGAAGCGTCCGTTTACCGCTCAGACTTAGGCGGCATGGTAGACAACCCCGATCGTGGAGACTCATACGTTCCTACAGTGGCAGTTGCTAGTGGTGATAGCATTGTTGTTGATGGAGGTTTTGATGACGCCACTAATTGGACGTTAGGTACAGGATGGAGCATTTCAGGCTCTAAGCTTGTCGGCTCTAACGTCGGTGGTACGGCTTACGCACAGCAAACATTAAATACAACAAGCGGTGCTTATGTCGTTACGTTTGACGTTACTGACTACACATCTGGAAATTTAGATGTCTTCCTTGGGGGAGTTACAAGCGCCGTTATTTCAATTACAGGAGCAGGTTCTTATTCTGTAGTTATTACAGGCGTTGGTACTTTTACCAATACAACACTTCGTCTTTCTGCGGGTAATGCAAACTTTACAGGAAGCGTTGATAACCTAGTCGTCAAAAAATCTTTAGTAGATCCATCAGCCGCACGTTTCCTCCCGCGCGTAGGCCACCACGTTTTCAATGGCGACGCATGGGTTAACGAGGGCGTACTGGCTGAGTCTGAGCAAAGGGTTAATCTGATTACTTACTCTGAAGACTTTACGGATGCTAGTTGGTCAAAAACACGCGTACCTTCTGGTGGTTTAAATTTTGACGGCGTTGGGCCTGATGGACAGGAAGACTCTGCTGTTAAGTTAATAGATAGTAATGCTGGAGGCACTGGGTCGGTATACTTAACGTCTGGCGTTGTAACCGTTGGTGTGTCATCTCAATACACAGCATCTGTTTTTGCTAAAAAATCAGGCGTTAGTTATTTAGGTATATCTACAAGAGGCTTTACTACTCCAGCAAATGCCACTACTTTTTTTGATCTAGACGACGGGATAGTAAGTCAAAAATCTAGTGAACATGATGTTGCAACAATACAAAACGTAGGCAATGGCTGGTACAGGTGTGCAATAACATTTACGACTGATGCAACTGATACAACTGGTCAAAATAGATTTTTTCTTTCTGAAGACGGTACTAGCACTACAGTAAATCTCGACGGAACCTCTAGCATTTTACTTTACGGCGCACAGTTTGATGTCGGTAACTCTAATGCATCCGCTCCTACACCCTCAAGCTACATCCCAACGTCTGGACAACAGGAGATAAGAGAGGCTGAG